CGACAAGGCGCCGGACGGCACGCGCTCGCCGAACTACGCAGATGCGGTTATGATCCTGTACGCACCGCGCAAACGTCGCGCCGGCTTATTCCAATAGGGGCAGCACAATGTGGAAACGTTTTTGGACCTGGCTTAAATACTGGCCGTATGAGGAACAGGCGGAAAGCCAGCAGCGGCCAGAACGCCGGGGCGTGTTCTCCACCGACACGACCGACCGCAGTGACCCCGATCGGGTGAGCAACCTGTTTGCCACACGGCTTTCGCTGCTGGCCGATCAGCACCCGATCGCGCGCTACGCCGACGGCACCGCGTTCGACAGTAATGACGGCGACGAAGGCGTGATGGGGCTCAAGTCTGCCTACTCGAACAACCAGCCCAACATTAACGACGCGATTACTGGCTGGTTTCTGCACGGCGGGTTCATCGGGCACCAGCTAGCGGGCCTGGTCGCACAGAACTGGCTTATCGACCGCTGCTGCCTGCTGCCTGCGCGCGACGCTGTGCGCCATGGGTTCGCGGTACACACTGCCGACGGTGACCCAATCGACGTGCCCGACGTGCTGCGCCTGCTCAAGCGGGCCGACAAAAAGTATCGTCTGCAACAGAACCTGCGGGAGTTCATCTATAAGGGCAAGGTGTTCGGCGTGCGCATTGCGTTCTTCAAGATCGCCAGCACCGACCCGGACTTTTATGAGAACCCTTTCAACCTCGACGGTGTGACGCCAAACAGTTACAAGGGCATCGTGCAGGTCGACCCGTATTGGTGCGCGCCCGAGCTGGATGCTGCAGCGTCGTCGCAACCTGATTCCATCCATTTCTACGAACCGACGTGGTGGTTGATCAACGGCAAGCGCTATCACCGTACCCACCTCATGATTTACCGCGAGGGCGACGTTGCCGACATTCTCAAGCCGAGCTACCAGTACGGCGGCATCCCTCTGCCGCAAAAGATCATGGAGCGCGTCTACGCTGCAGAACGTACCGCCAACGAAGCCCCGCAGCTCGCGGTATCCAAGCGCACCACCTACATCAAGACGGACCTTGAAGGTATCGTAATGGGTGGGCCAAAAATGGTTGACGGCCTGCAGGTTGCTGCGGAGCTTGCGGACAACTTCCAAAAGGTCATGATTGGTACTGACGACGAAGTGCAGCAATTCGACACCGCGTTGGCCGACCTCGATATCACCATCATGACCCAGTACCAACTGGTTGCAGCCACGGCTGGCGTGCCTGGCACCAAGCTGCTCATGACGCAGCCCAAAGGGTTCGCGGCCACTGGTGAGTTTGACGAAGCGATGTATCATGAGGAACTGGAGTCAGTTCAAGACAGTACAACGCCGTTCGTTGAGCGTCACCACCAAATTTGCATGCGGTCCTACGTCACACCGATCATGCGGCAGACTGACCCAACCTTTGACGACATCGACACCACGATCATTTGGAACCCGCTTGACAGCCCAACGGGCAAAGAGACCGCAGAGACCAACCTGATCAAAGCGCAGACTGACCTTGCGCTTGTGCAGGCTGGTAGCATCGATTATGTCGACGGGCGTAACCGCCTGATCGCTGACCCTGCCAGCGGGTACGCGGGTATCGAGGAAGCCGAGCGCCCTGACGACGATGGCGACGGACAGCCCGACGCACCGTTGAGCATGCCAGCGCCTGCAGCCGCAGCACCGCAGCAGGGAGCATTCGACGCCAACGAGGTGCAGTTGATCACAAACCAAATGTTCCTCGATCCCGAAGTCGTGAAGCAAAAGCAGGAAGCCAAGGACTACGTAGTACAGGTAACGCCAGCGCTGCCCGACCCTGACACCGGCAAGATGTACCGCGTGGTTATCGACGGCCATCACTCGCTTGAGGCTGCACGTATCGACGGTGTGGCGCCTGAGTTCCAAGAGGGTGGCTACGGCGAGTCGGACTACTTCGACACCAGCACCGGGAGCCCACTGGCCCAATGATCAAGCGCAAGAAGGTCAAGCTATTGCCTCGGCGCGGAACGCTCCCACGGGCGGGCCAGCGCGCTGAGGTGCTGCGCCCGTCGGGCAGTGTCGAGGTCAGCTACGCGAACGCCTGGGCGCGCCTGGTTGACGAAATGAAAGACATAGTTGTCCCGACAGTTTTGAATGACTATCGTGATTCTGTTGGCACAGGCATGGATGCTGCAGGGGACTCGCTATGGGACCGCCTGCTGACCAAGCTCACCGAGAAGTTCGCCACGGCTGCGCCTGCGATGGCGAACGCCCTGGTGCGCCGCGTCGACGTGAACGCCAAGACAGGCTTGCAACGTTCGCTGCGTGAGGTGGCAAAGGACTTCACGTTCCCGCAGTCCAACACCAAGCCGGTGCAGGACGCGATCAACCAGC